GAGAACTGGGTGGCTATGGAGATGTCTGGTTCACCTTGTCCTATAGGTGGTGCTATTGGTGACGCAGCGAGAAAGGCTTGGTATGACTTACACCCTGATTGGTTTGAGGCGATTTACGGCAAAGGCTTTGTCCTTGTCACTCCTCTGCCTGATTCTTCTAAGGAGTAACTATGTTTATGCGTATTGTGCAGCGAGTCAATGGGCTAATTATGGCCCAGTATATTCGAGCCTCTATGTTGGTCCAGGCACAACTCTTGCCGCTTGTCAGCAACTTGCTTGCCAGTATTACCCAGGCATACCAGAGTGTGGTCAACCTGCTCCTCCGCCTACCCCAGCTTGTTCAGACAGGGTTGAATATCAATCTCTTGCGTGCGAGCCTAATCACAGTGGTTCAGTCAATCAAAGCCGCACTTACCAGTGTCAAAGCCAGTCTTATTCAGACTGGGTCACAACTTCTAACAACTGTACGCCAAACCAAGCAAGCTGTACCTACAACGCCATTACGGAAGAGAGGCAGGCCTGTGGGAATAACCAAGTCGGCTCGGTCACGTTCAAAAGGGAACAAAACTGCCCAGATCCCTACGGCTCCCCAGTCGACTCAGGATGGTTTGAAATCAGCAGGTCTTGCCAAGCCGCTCCGCCAACCTGCCAAACAACTGTTGAAAGCCAAAGCTTAACATGCCCACAAAACTTCTCTGGCTCAATACAGCAAACCAAGACAAGTACTTGCTCAGACCCGTATGGACAACCAACGGAAGGCGCGTGGACAACGGTGTCAAATTCATGTACACCCGACCCTGCAACATGTTCGGTATCAACTCAGGATACCTGCACCAAGAGTCCAACCAACGTAACGAACATGAGCAGTCCGTTGAATCCAGTCAGTCCAATAGCACCAGCGATGCAGGAAACAGTGGTGCAGCAACCAGAGACATCGGCAACAGAGATGTTAAGCACACCAGCTTCCCCTGCAAGCACTGCGGAGACCACATCGGAAACTCCAGCCTCGTCAGGAAGCACAAGTACACAATCCGCCCAACAATCGCCGACCACATCGAGCGGGACTACGCCGAGTACATCGCAGCCACAAGTGCCAAAGGGGAAGACGCTGGTTCCGGGATTCGGGATTGTGTTGAGCCTAGAGACTTTAAACAAGCCTATGCAAATTCAGCAGATTCAGTTGAACGATGCACTGGCATACCAGCAGGAGTTACCGTATGAGCTTAAGGGAAACCAAGGAATCTTACTCGAACTACTCAGCGAAAACGCTATTATTAGTGATTTTTGGAGTATTAGCACCGCTAGGTGGGACAGTTTACGTAGGAATAACGACTTACAACCGTGTTATAGCTGCGACTGAAGCCATTGAAGCTGCCAAGCCATACGATGATACTGAGTTAAGGGCTGAGGTAAATGCACTTAAGGTTCAATTGGCTGCACAGCAATCATCTGTAAACACAGTTAAAGACAGCATGGTGACTACATCAAACCAGCTTGTATCAATGCAAGAGAAGGTGTCTAACGCTATCGGAACGGCTAACGAGGCTAAGGCCATCACTAACGGTAACGTGCGTGAAACGGCTGCGTCTTTGTTGGGTGTGCGTGAGGAAATGAAAGCAACCAGAGAAGGCATTGAATCACAACTTAAAGCACTTAAACGTGCTACCTCTAACCCACTAGGAAATTAATTATGTTATCTATAATCTCAGGTCTGTTAGGCATCGGATCATCTGCCTTACCAAGCATATTAGGATTCTTTCAGCAGAAGGGTGATCAGAAGCATGAAATGGCTATGGCTAGATTGCAGACTGAACGTGAAACTGCGATGGCTGCTGCTGGCTTTGCATCACAAGAAAAGATAGAAGCTATAAAGCTAGATGAATTAGAGGTGCAAACGTATGCTCAGGAACGTGAGGCTTTGTACACACACGACATGAAAATGATGGACAAGGCATCACAAGCCACAGTAGACTTAAATGCAAAGGTTCGCCCTATAATAGCGTTTACTTTTGTTGGCTTACTTGTTTTTGTAGATGTTGCTGGGCTTATCTGGGCAATATATACGGGTGTTGAGTTTACAACGGCTATGGCCTTAGTATTTTCTGATGATGAAATGGCAATTGTTTCAAGCATAATTGGCTTCTACTTTGGCTCTCGTCAGTGGGAAAAGCACCGTGAAGGCAAGTAAAGAACTAATTAAGATGTTGAAACACCATGAGGGCGTTAGGTACAAGCCGTACCAATGCCCTGCTAGGCTGTGGACAATAGGCGTTGGGAGTGTGCTGTATCCAGAACAAGCTAAGATACCGTCAAGCATAGAGGGTATGGATAGGCGCAAGGCATGGCCACTAAAGCTTGAAGATAACCGTAGATGGAGTGAAGAAGAAGTTGACAAATTATTGGCTAAGGATGTCACCAGATTTGAACGAGGGCTTGCCCGTTATTTACCTATACGACTTTCACAGAATGAATACGATGCTATTCTTAGCTTCTGCTTTAATCTTGGTCTTGGTACATTTCAGCGGTCAACCCTCCGTCAAGCGCTTCTACGCGGCGATAAAGCGAGTGCTATTCAAAGCTTGCTCAAGTATAATAAAGCCGGTGGGAAAGTCTTAAAAGGATTAGACAACCGCCGCAAAGACGAAGCAGCACTGTTTAGGAAAGAATAAATAGATGTTTCCATTTGCCTGCTTTTAAGGCATAATTATTAAAAATTGGACTGCTGTATCAGTAGTCATGTAACCAAGAGGATTTTACATGGCTTATGCAATGACTTTTGCGAGTCTCCAAGTTGACTTGCGTAGATACTTAGAGCGTGGTTTCACGCTAGCAGACGATCCGTACGTTTACGAGCAGCTGCCTCGTCTTATCAATATGGCTGAACGCCGTATTGCCCGTGATTTAAAAATCCAAGGTTTCATCGTTGCAGTAACAACACCGCTATCAGTGGGCGTCAGTACGTACGCAAAGCCTAACCGCTGGCGTGAGACCATCAGCATGACCACCAAGAGCGGCAACACAGTCACGCCTGTCTATACTCGATCATACGAGTACTGCCGTGGTTACTGGCCAGATGACACGCAGACAGGTCAGCCTCAATTCTACGCCGACTACGACTACACACATTGGTTGTTGGTACCAACACCAAACGACACGTACGACCTTGAGGTCTTGTACTACGAGTTGCCCGTGCTATTGGACGACAGCACTCAAACCAACTGGCTAACCGACTACGCACCCAACTTGCTTCTATACGGTGCACTGTTAGAGGCCACACCGTTCCTTAAGAACGACGATCGCATTGCCACATGGCAAAACTATTATCAATCCGCAGCCAACGCACTGAACACTGAAGACCTCAAGAAAATACTTGATCGTGACTCTGTTAGGACTGAAGCCTAATGTCATACACCAACGTCTTCACTGGCTCGACCATCTACCCTACCGAGGTAGCGCTTACCAAGTTGGACATGACAGCCAACGTGGTATTGTATTGGCCAGTTGAGGCACCACTTGGTGTACCGTTAGCGTCAGAGATTGTTGAGATAACAAGCTCAACCTCTACCAACTGGACAATTAAGGTGCCAGACGCAATGTTGGTGTCCGTTGGCCAAACCATACTGTTCAACAACCGTACGGCTGTGGCCATCAGCGTTATTGACTACAACGGAGCAAGCATCGTCTCTTTGCCAGCCAATACCCAGTGGCAAATCTACCTAGCGACCAACACAACCCAAGCTGGTGTTTGGCGTCAGTATCAATTCGGAGCAGCAACATCAACAGCTAACGCCGCAGCACTAGCTGGTCCAGGCTTGCGTGCAGTTGGCTCTGAGCTAGAGACTGCCGTTGTTGTTACAGACTTTTCAACAAATTACACATTGACTCAAAACGACCAAGCTGGCATGTTCAATTGCACGAGCGGTGGAGTTACAACATTAACATTGCCTGTGCCTGCCGTTGTTGGTACGGCATGGTACGTTCAAGTGCGCAACAGTGGTGCTGGCACGCTGACTATAGACACAACAGGCACAGCGCTCATTGACGGCTCAGCAACAAAGGTTTTCTCTCCAGGTGACTCCGCATTAATTGCGCATAACGGCACAGACTACTACTCTGTTGGTTTTGGTCAGGCGGCAGTGTTTGCGTTTGACTACGTTGAGATTGACGTCTCTGGTGGCACAGATTATGTCTTGTCTGGCAACGAACTTAATCGTATTGCTTACCAATTTACTGGCGTGTTATCGGCGAACATAACTGTCATTGTGCCAGCAACCGTTCAGCAGTACTGGGTTTACGACAACACAACAGGTGGATTTGACTTAAGCGTAGGCACGGCAACGCAAGTTTCACCGTTGATTGTTACCAACACTACCCGCACAATTGTATACTGCGACGGGGCAGACGTTGTTCCTGCGGTTACTTCTTTTGTAACGGGCACAATTAGTGGGGGCTCATTCTAATGGCCGCTTCTGTTGTTGTATTAAAATCAAGTCCTGGCATTAAGCGTGACGGCACGGTATTTGAGGGCGACTTCTACGTTGACGGATCTTGGGTACGCTTTCAACGCGGATTACCTCGTAAGATTTGGGGCTACCGTGCTATCTCCGTACACTTGCCTGAAATATCTAGAGGGCTTAGCACCTTCGTGCAGCAACAGCTTGTCTACACACACACGGGCTCTGCTAGTTACGTCAACAGATTTACAATAAATGGCTCACTGTCTCCATCTATCGTTAGTGATCGCACGCCAGTGGCTGTCAGTGCAACAGGCACGGTATTACTGACAGGTGGTGGAGCAGGGTCTGTAAATAGCGTTACAGTCAATGGTGTAACAATCACCTCAGGCTCTGTTGCATTCTCTGTAGACTTAGCTACAACAGCAACCGCAGTGGCTGCAAACATAACAGCGCACACAT